GAGATGTAAGTTTATCTTGACTTACTAACAGGACATAATTACTCATATTTTATATTGTTTCATTTTCTATTTCTTCCTCACCTAACCAAACATTAACATCATCGTTGGATAATCCATATCCACTCATTAAGATTTGTTTTGCTTGTTGGTAAGACAACTTTGATTTATTAAACTCTCTAATGACCCTCATCATATTCTGCCACTCTCTACCACTCATACTTTTAATATTTTGATTGATAGACAATTCTGTATCATCACCAGGTTGTGTTGGTTGTGCTATTGTCTCACCACCCTTTGGTGCCAAACCAATTTCACCAGGTAATTCTTCTATATCCAAAATAGGATTTTGTTCTAATACCAATTTAACTTTAACCTTTGTCTTCAAGAATATCATTCTTTCTAACTCACCCAAAATTAATCTTTGAACTGGCTTACAACTCGTATTGATAAAGTGATTGTATGAAATTAAAATCTCATCTTTATTACTACCTAATCCTGTTGCTCCCGCTTCTCTAATTCCTAAAAGTAATGGAGATGTGATTTGGTGTGCTGTAATAATATTTTGTGTTACTTGTGATGTAATATTCTCATATAGACCATCTGTTGTATTTGGAGTAATAACATCTACCTGTGGTTTCTGCTCACTGCTCTCAATAAAGTTTAAGAAGAACTTTTGTCCGTTTGTTCCACCATAGATATTTTTTAACTTATCCATTATATCTTGTCTCTCTGTTGCGGGTGGTATTTCTCCAACCAAACTTAAAGCCATAGATGGTGTTAAATTACTTTGTATAGATGATAGATGATGATTAACAACCTCTACCGCTAATTGTAATGATGGGACTGCTGATATATAAGTTGGATACCCATAGTAAAATTGTCCGTTGGGTTCATAATCTTTGTAGTAATAGTATTGTCTTGCGTCTTCTGTATTTTCCATATTGAACGCAGCAACTCTATTTGGTTTATATCTATTGTCTCTATACCTATCCCAATTCTCACTAAAATAATAATCTCTTACAATATCATCTTCACCCGCTTTACCACTCCTCCACTTATCTACTGGTGTGTGATAAAAGTGTGCTATACCACCATCGTTAGAACGAATTACTTGTAGACCGAATGAACCTAACACCACATAATCTTTTACCAATTTCTTATACAAAGAATATATATCCTCTGTTGGATTAGCAAACATAATTAATTCTTGATGTGCTGGGTCTTCTGTTGTTAATTCTTTTCCTTGTATCCCGTATATTTTACTTTGAAGACACGCTCTATGAACGGGAACATTTTGGAAAAATACTTGAAATGAACTATACAGATTATTTGTCTCCCCATATTTTACATAGGGTTCGTTACGCAAAATCTCCACATATTGTGGCAACCTTGCCGCTCCATCAAATTGGAACGCTTCTAATGTTATTTTATTAGTTTTACTCATATACTCTAATATATATAATTAGTCGTTTATCGTCAATCTTTCACCAATTATATTCAATTTGTTTTGATTTTGGTTCAATATATATCCGTTACGCAGGGTTTATGATTTGATAAGCTACCACATCTGTATCACCATTATGGTTTGATGTTATACTAAATGTTCCTCCTCCTTTTGATGTTACACTTACTGTTCCATTACCACTATGAGTATTTGTTTGTTTTGTTAAGAATATTAAACTGTTTGCTGTAACTAAACTATTTGATACGGTTGCTACACCAGGGTTTCCACCATCTAATACCACAGTTCCCATCGTCTTATTTGAACCTGACGCAAACTTAACATCACCTATTGCTGATAATGAACCACTAATATAAACACTTGTAGCGCTACCGTCGGAATTAGAAAATACATAATTACCTAATGAACGACCATTTCTTTCAGCACCAAATCCCATATAGTTTCCTACACCTGAATTAATTGACGCTGAAACATATAAGTAGTTAGCGTATCCAGCACTATGATTATCTGTTCCAATATAAGTTCCTTCTCCAAACGAACCACCACTTTTTAAATATCTTATAGTTGATGTTTTATTTGAAACACCCGCATATTGTAATGTAATTTTACTATCACTATTACCGCCCAATCTTATTTCTCCTACCTGATTGTAAGCACCCAATTCTAAAAGACCACCTCTAATCTCACCGTAACCGTAATTACCATTTACATTATCTTTATATTCCCATTTTTGAGAGCCACTAACAAGAAGATTAGTATTAGAAATTGAACCTGATATAAAAACTGAACCTGTTATAGTTGCTCCATTAGTTACTTTTAATGAACCACTAATTGTTAATGGAGCACTACCACTCTTAAACATAATAGGGTCATTAGATTGTGGTAATTGTAAGTTAAAATAATCTTGTGCTTCATCAACACCTTGTAAAGAACCTAATATTAAGTTATTAGAACCTGTTGTATAACTTGTTTGTTTTGCTAAAATTATATTATTAGAACCTGATTTAATACTAATATTTTGAACGCCTAACATTAAGTTGTTTGAACCTGACCTAAAATTATTAAAGTTCCCACCCATTGTATAGATATTCTCACTACCAGAAACAATTCCAAATTGTGTATCAACCTGGTCCATATTTGATTGACCTAAAAAGAAACCTACTTTTCTTGTTCCGTTAAAGAATAATTGTGGTTGATTGTTTAAGTCCGCTATTCTAACTGAATTGTTAAAGTCTCCCATTTTCATTGAACCTGACCTAATAACAAAAGTTTTACCAGGGTCACCAGGAAAATTACCTACTATATCTACTGAACCTGTAACAACTAAATTATTTGCGGCAATTAAATTACCTGATTTAATAGTCGTTGTAGCGTTAATCTGTAATGTTTGGTTTGATGTGGTGTTATTAAACTCACCATACATTAATGACTTATTTTGTTCGTTATTTAATGAACCATAATTATCATTACCAACATAAAATCCATTTGAACCTGTTGAGTAATAACCTGCGTTATTTCCAATTGCGACATTACCTGAACCATTAATATTTTCTTGTAACGCTTGTGCTCCAATAATTGTATTGGTATTACCTGTTAAATTATTAACACCACTATTCCAACCAATTGCTGTGTTCTTTCCTCCTGTCGTATTTGCTTGAAAAGAGGATTGACCTATCGCAACATTATTTTCTCCTGTTGTGTTTGCGGATAAAGCGGCACCACCTACTGCTAAATTAAATGAACTTACACTATTATTTAACGCACTACCACCAACAGCAACATTATTTGAACCACTTACATTTTGTCCTAACGCACCATTACCAATTCCTACATTTGAACCACCTGTGGTATTAAAAAATAATGTGTTTTTTCCAATTGCTAAATTACTATCACCTGTTGTATTATTATATAAAGAGGCGTCACCAATGGCGTTGTTATATTGTCCTGTTGTATTAAACTTTAAGGCGTCTGTTGCTATTGCTAAATTAAATCCTGCTACATTATTTTGTAATGTATTTGCTCCAATTGCTGTGTTATTTGAACCTGATATATTATTTAAGAGTGCTTGGTTTCCAATACCGACATTATTTTGTCCTGTCGTCATATTAGATAAAGCGGCACCACCTACTGCCAAATTACCACCACCTGTTGTTGCTGAACTTAAAGCGTTATTACCTAAACCTGTATTACTACCTGCTGATGTAATACTTGCTAACGCAAACTCACCATAAGCCAAGTTATTACCTGATGTGTTCCTACCTCTCGCCCATAATGAACCACTAATAATTTGTAACCCACCCTGTATTGTTTGTGTTGGATATGTTGTTGCTGACCCTGTTGTTATTAAACCATTTCTATCACCACTACTAATAGGAACACCATTTAATACTATTGAACCTGAAACATTTACTGAACCTGTTATATTTGCTGCTGCGTTAGTATTACTAAAAGCACCAATAGTTAATGATGGTGCGTGACCGAAATTAGTTGGTGCCGCTATTTTAACTGAACCTGAAAGTATTGTTTCATCAATACCACCGACATTTGTTATTTCAATTGCGTTTTTTCTATTACCTGCTCCTGTTCCATTACCAACAACAAATATTGTGCTACCTGTAATTGGTTTATTGTAACTACCAAATACACCTAAACCAGTAATATTTGTTTTTGGATTTACAGATAAGTTGCTACCATATATGATTGAACTAAACATATCTGTATTAGAACCCGTTGCGTCCATATTAACAACATTACCAATACCACCTAATATGTTTGTGTTAAAACTCCTTGCGTTGTTTGTTGATGGGTTTCCGCTAAATTGAATATGGTTGTTAAATCCACCAATAATATTTTGTTGTAAGTTAATAAAACTATTTGAACCTGTGTGGAAATATGAGTTGGTTACAAATGTTGATGTTCCAAATGTTATATTGTTTGTTGCGAATATTGAAGAACTAATTGCGTTTAATACTACCGTTCCACCAAAAGTATTATTACTTAAACCTGTTTGAGTATTTGTAAGATTTTGTGTATTTTGATTAATCGTTACAGTAGAGTTATTAATATTATTATTATAACCAACCGAACCAGATTGTGAGTTTAATGTTACTTGTCCGTATATTAAATTATTACTTATATTACCATTACCAACTGAACTTGTTGTAAAGTTCATATTTAAAGCACCGTTTAATTGGTTATTACTAACAGTAGGTCTTATTAATGAACCTGTGTTTAATGTTGATATTTGTGAAACGATATTTTGGTTAGTCATATAACCATAATTTCCTGCGTTTGCTGCTCTATATCCGTTAAATATAATATTATTAGAACCTGATATAACAACCGAACCTGTTTGTCCTACTCCTGATGGCCCAAGTTGACCCATTACAATATTTGATGATGAAACGGGTAATGAACTTGTTATATTAAATTGAACTGGTCCATTTCTATTTGCTTCGGTTTGTATTTTAATTAAACCACCATTAAGTGCTCCACCAATTATTGAACCTGATATTGTTGTATTACCATTAACATTTAATGAACCTGTTATATTAACTGAACCTGATGGTATATTAACCGTTCCCCATAATGTTTGTGTGTCGTCACTTGCGTCTCCAAATTGGTTTGAACCACTTGAATATATAATTGACGCTGTCTCATATATCGTTTCAAGATAATTGAATGACGCGGAGTTTGCTGTAATTGTTCCTGTTACATTTACCGAACCTGTGATTGTTTGGTTTCCTATAAATGTATTACTACCTGTTGTAGCAAAAGAACCTGTCTCAATAGACACAGGTTGTCCGTTCACTAAAAACGAACCTGATATATTAACCGTTGTGTTTGAAACTTGAATAGGTATGTTATTACCCAAACCATCTTGTAGTGATTGTGTTGTTGCGGTTACACCTGTTGTGCTGTCCGCCAACTTGATTAAACCTTGATAGGTTTGTGATATATTATTACCGAATAAAGTGCTCATCTATCTTATATATTTTAATTATAAATTGGGTATGGGTTCTCCCAATTAAAGTTTGCGTATTGCCAATCAACATTTGCTTCGTTCCAAATCAATGGGTTTTGGCAAATACCAGGGTCGTAATACACAACCATTATTGCTTCGTCATTAGGACTTATATAGGTTATAAAACAAGTTGGGTCGTTATAAACTACTGCCTCGCTAAAAGGGTTATTATCTATATATTCAGTAAAACAAATCTCTTCTTGTGGAACAACACCCAATCCATTTTCCACCATACTATTTGAAAGTAATGGGTCAAGATTTGTAGAACTAACTTGGTCGTATATCGTATAAGTATATTGACCTTGTTGTAAATGAATATTACAGGTAGAACCTGTTAATACCTCTGGTTGTAAAGGGTAAGATGTAAATGTAAATGTATCATACCTACCTGCGTGTGGAACTGTTGCGTTGAAAGGAATAAAGTATTTCTTATCCTTTGTTTCTAAATTAGTTAAGACCCACAGGTAATTAGGATTATTTAATTCACTTTCATTACTTACCGTAACATCACAAGAGTTTAACGCGTTAATATTTAAGTGTAACATATCTAATTATAAAAAAGGGCGGAACTATCGCTCCACCCTCTTGTGTTTTTTATTTTTTTATTACGCTGGTAATAAAGAGAAACCTGTTAATACTGCGTCAATATCAACAGTTCCGTAAGGAGCTGCCACACTAACAAAGTTCGCTGGACTTTCTTGTAAGAAAGTTAGCGTAACATCGTAACCTTGTTTGTCGGTATAAGCAGTTCCGCTCGCTAAATTAATAGCGGTTGCGTCTCCACCTTGAAAATCAAGACCGAATAAAACAAAATCATTTCTATTTGTTCTTACCATTGCTTGAACCGTTCCACTCTTCGCTAAAAGAGAAAATTGGTTTCTTAATTGTGGTGTAAAATCTCTAAACAACGCTGTGATTGTTTGAGTATATACTACGGTGCCCGTCGCTGGGTCAGCCGCCATTGTCTCTGTAAAATTACTTCCGCCGCGGTATAACTGAAACTCTACAACATTAGAAGCTGACGCTCCTGATATTTGTGTAATAGTTTGTGTGTCTGTTGACGCGCCTGAATAAGTAACTCCTGTAATTGCTGATGCGAAAATGTAAAGTGTTTGTATCCCTGATACACCCCCTTTACAATTTAAGCCATAACTTGAACTTACGATACAACTCATTTGATTATATTTTTATTTTTATATTTATTTTTTTTATTAAATGGAGTGGATATTTCACCACTCCAATTAAAATTATATTTATGCTAAACCGTTTGAAATAATTTGGTCTACGCCTGTTTGAACGCCAACACGGAACTGACATTTCATCCTAACTTGTTGATTATCAAGACTATACCACATTTTGAACTGCCCATAATCGCTGACTAAATCTGTCCCCATAAAAAAGTTGTTCTTTTTTGAAATAAATATTCTATTAGAACCATTTAATCCTCTTACTGGAACGATTTGGAATAATGTTCCTGGATGTAAAATTGGAGTTTGACCGTTTCCTGCGTCATAGTAGAAATAGTTTTTATTTCTTAACCATTGAGTGTATTTTGTAAAGTTAGCCCAAGACATACAAATCATACCGTCTGTTGCTGCCAATAAATAATCTTCACCTGATGCTAACATCAAGTCAATACTATCACCGATGTTTGCTGCTGTCACACCTGACGCTGCTGCTACATAAGTAACATTATCACCTGTGTATCCTGTTCCTGTTAATCCAATGAAACCTTCAAAACCTGTTGAACCTGTTGTTGCTTGGAAAGTCATTAACTCTACCGCTTCCTTAACTTGTTGAACCTTGTAATTTACAAGATATTCAGCAAATGGAATATCGTTAGGGCTATCATAATATTGACCTGGCTTCAACAATGTTTGATACCAGTATCCTTCTAAATCATCTACGCAAAGTTCTTCTTGATATTGTTTCTTTACTGATGTAATAGATTTTTGTGTGTATGTAGTTGTTTGTCCGCTATTTGCTGGATCCCAACCGCAACCACCATCTAATTGATGTAATGTAGATGAAAGAATATTTAATTCTTGTGTTCCTTTTACATTTGGAACAACGGTAATTAACGAAGCAAAGTCGCCTGTTAAAATTGTTTCACTAATTAAAGTGTTTGTTTTTTGTTCGGTATATTCTTGAAGACCAGACAAATTGAAATTAAAGTCGTATTTTTTTAAGTTACTCATTTTTCTTTTTTTTTTATTTAATTTTTATTTATTTTTTAAGTGTCCTCTTAACGCTTCTAACATTTGAACGCGGGGACTATCACCTGAACCAAATTGATATTCAACTGGTTTAGAGTTTCTTTTTAATGGTTCTGCTGCTGGTTCTTTCTTAAACTTGCTAAACTCTTCTTTCATAGTTTCTTGTTTATCATTAACCGACATTACCTTCTTTTTTAATTCTTTAATGTCTTCCATACATTCTTTCATCATACTGTGTATTGTTTCAATATTCA